GGGATATTGACTGCGATTCTCTTCATTCAAAGCAGACTTTCGTATCAGGGCATGTAGTTCAAATAAGTTCATATATTCTTCTCTCATTACTCGATTTCAGACACTATTATAGCATACTGAGCAGTAATGTCAAGCTTTATTTTCACTTAATATCTTCAATCACGCTTATTGTGTATGTCGTGCCATACTTATCTACAACATTGACTATCTTCGCGGGGGACATATAGTACCCGTATACTGGGTGCAAATCTAGTTTTACCGGGCCCACATCTGTCAGGCATGTATAGATCGCATTGAACTCTATGTCTAACCCGAGTAACTTACTGATGCGGTCAGCAATTGTGTGGTTATCGCAGTAATCTGATGACATTTAATCTCCGGGTGTTTGGTTTAGTTCACGATACAACTTTTTTAAAAACCACTTATTCTTTCGGAAAAACTGCTCAGGAGTATAAGTGACGGGGCTTTTTGTCCAATCGAACACCTCGTCTTTGTGTTCTTCCCACATCTGTCTAAGAAATACTCGAAATGGCCGCATCGATCTATCCTCTCTTGGTGGTGTCATAAAATGATTCTCCCTATTCAACGTGTTAATTATACACCAAATATCATGAATTGTCAAGACATATGTATCCTAAATCAATCGCTGGTCTTATCTGGTCCAAATTGCTCTCGTAGGCCCCTAACGTGACTTTTGTGACACTTTAACTGGATAATCCCGTTCATCCAGTCGTCTGATAACAGAACGCCGTATTCGAACTGAAGCTTGGCTTCCAGATAGCTCATCTCACCCCTCTTATTGCATAGATGCACAATCTCTCTGTGGAAGTTATCTGGTCCAAGTTCTTCTACGAGTAACTTAACCTCTTCACTTGAACCGTAATAAGTCATCCAATCAGACTCTTTGACTACCGTTCTCTTTCTGGTCTTACCCTTCAGTGGCGCTAGTTTTCGTCTAGACATGAATAACTTCTTGCCTAGATACTTCTTTCCCGTATCCTTCATGGTGATGATGTAGACGAATCCCACGTATTCGCCTATCATATCACTAGTAAACTCGGTGTCGCCTAGAAACCACATATGTTGCGCTCAGATATCACCACCGGTAGCCACCATCGTCTTCGTTGAAGTCCTCGCCATCGACTTCGTAGTCAACCTCTGCTCCACAGATTGGGCAAAATATAATAGGGTTTTCCATGTTTAGCGTTTCCACTGTGCATTCGTTGTCGCAGCATTCGCAAAAAATATCCTGTCTTTTCATATCTGATATACCTCTATTTTGCATGAGTTTAGAAATTTTATTCCAGCATCACTTTTATAATCGGCTTTATAAATCACACGTTTTATACCAGTAGCGTATGTTAATTTAGCGCATTGAACGCAAGGTGCATGTGTGATAACTAGGTCAGCACCCCTACCACTCTCGTTCGACCCCGCAAGCTTACTTATAGCCCATTGCTCTGCGTGAATGACCTCTTCCTTGGTCTCTAAGGATCGAATCTCTCCACCAGGCGACTTGCACTCATGCTCACAGTTGCTACCCATTCCGGGCGGCATTCCGTTATAACCAATAGAGATGACACGCTGATCCTTTATAATAATCGCACCAACTTTAAGCCTGCGAGCTGTAGAGAGATCGGCAAATCTTTCTGCGGCACCCATATATGCATGGAACCACTTATTCATGCGGCACAACCCTTTTCATCTAACCCACAGGCTTCGACTGCTGTATCTCCGTCCCAACCCCAATTACCCTCCATTCCATTAACAGAGTACTCGGTTACACGCTTCTCAAAAAAGTTATCATGTGAAGCGCCATTCAGAACCCAGTCAAGCCAGGGCATTGGATTGTCTTTGGCTTTGAACTTAGGCTTCATGCCTAGCTGTAACAATCTGCGGTCGGCGATGTGTCGAATGTACTGCTTCACTTCTTGCTCTGTGATGCCTTCCTGATCATTGCCATTGAACGCAAGCTTGACGAACTTATCTTCTAGTTTCACAGCATTCGTCGCCATCTCATAAATTTTAGACTTGAGTTCATCGTTTACGATACGTGGATGCTCTTCTACAAATTCACGAAACAACTTAGCGTTGCCTTGAACATGCATTGTCTCGTCACGAATAGACCATTCAACGATTGTACCCATACCTTTCATCTTACCAAAGCGTTGAAAGTTCAACAGCATAACAAACGATGCAAAGAGACTCATACCCTCGTTGAATACAGACTGGGCAACAATTAATGCCAGTCCAGTGTGGCTATTGATATTACCCTCTTTCATGAAGTCTAGCTTCTCGGCCATCTCTCTGTATTCGAGAAATGCGTGAAAATCTTCATCAGGAAACCCCAATGTGTCGTTTAGTAGGGCATATGCACGTTGATGCACGCCCTCACGGTTAGCAAACGAGGCTAACATGTTGCGAACTTCGTTGTTCTTAAACTTTGGAATCATTAACTCATGGTAATTCTCACCCACCTGTACGTCTGATTGCGTGAACAAGCGAAGAATTTGTTTTATGAATTCCTTCTCTTTATAAGAGAGCCTGGTCTTCCAGTCTTGTACGTCTTCGGATAATTCTGCCTCCTCAGGTACCCAGTGAATCTCTTCATGCTTTGTAGTAATCTCTACGGCCCATGGGTATCCGAATGGGCGGTAAGCTTTACTGTATTCTAATAATCCTGTCTTTTTCAAGGTATAACTCTCCTAAAATTGTTCATTGACTTGACTAGCCTTCGCAGGACTTACAAGAATCATCTTCATCTTGCTCAATCGGTTTATTTAAAAATTCCATTAACTCGTTATAACCGCCAATATACTCGCCTGCAATATATATCTGCGGAACACTCTTTACGTCTTTACGGCCTGTCACTTCGGATGCGGTCTTACCAACTGAGGTAAGATCGATATCATCAAAAGGTATACCACGAAGCCGCAGTTCTTCTTTTGCCATTGTGCAGAATGGGCAGTCGATCTTCGAGTAAATGACATTACGCATATCACCTTGTAGTGCAACTCTTTCTACTTTCTCGCTTACGTTTTCAGCTCTTTGCTTGGCTTCTGTACGTAGATAATATAGCCCCTTCAAACCCTCTTTCCAAGCACGAATGTGTACTTGATTAACGTATGACTTATCTGCTCCAGACGGAAAGAATAAGTTAACGGATTGCCCCTGGCAGATGTACTTCTGGCGATCTGCTGCGTGGCGAACAACCCAGGTTTGGTGAAGCTCGTCGGCAGTCTTAAAGATCGCTTTCTCGCCTTCGGTCAAAAATGGTAGATGCTGAACCGAACCCTTATTAGTAATAATAGAAGTCCAATTGGCGTCATTGTCTTCTCCTTTATTCTTAAGCAGTGTGATGAGATATTTATTCTTTACTAGAAACGACCCTGCACGTGTGCGATGCGTATATGCATTTGCTTTCAGTGGCTCAATAGAAGGTGATGTAGCTAGAATAACACCAGAACTTGCGTTAGGAGCAATTGCCAACAAGTGTGAGTTTCTACGACCCGAGTTGATGCCATCTGGATAAGCGCCACGCTCGATTGCCAGTAACTCAGTCTCTTTAACGGCATCACTCTTGATGTGCTTGAAAACAACGTCATTGATATCTTTAGCTAGTTCTGATTCCCAAGCAACACCATGTTTCTGTAACAAACTGTGAAAACCCATAGCACCTAGACCTATGCTTCGTTCTCTTGATGCCGAAAACTTAGCGCGTTCAATAGTATCAGGAGCATTTATAATGAAGTACTCCAGCACATTATCAAGCATACGAACAAGATCACGAACAATAGAGGTATCTTTCCACTCGTCGTAGTACTCAAGATTCAGCGAAGATAAGCAACACACCGCAGTTCTTTCTGCTGATGTGGGAAGGTGTATCTCCTGGCAAAGATTCGAGCCATGAAGCTTAAGACCCAAGTCTTTTAGTGGTTGAGGTAGAGCATTATTAGCCGTGTCAATAAAATTCATATATGGCTCGCCAGTACGAAAGCGAGTTTCGATGATCCGTTCCCATAGCTTACGAGCGTCAATACTCTCTTTAACTGTACCGTCTTTGGGGTCTTTCAAGTCCCACTCAGTGCCGTCCATCACTGCTTGCATAAATTTGTCTGGAAGATTAACCGCGTTGTGCAGGTTCAGTGCCTTGCGCTGTACATCTCCCGTGGGAATACGCATGTTAAGAAATTCGATAATGTCTGGGTGCGACACGTCCATATAAGCGGCATACGAACCTTTGCGAGTTTTACCTTGGCGATAGGCAATCATGTCGGCATCTACAGTGTGCAGGAAAGGCATGGGCCCTGGGGCAACGTCAGATACTGTACGAACGTCAGACCAGTGTCCACCTACTCCACCACCATAAACAGATAGCCAGCGCAACTCAGAACTATGACTGATCAGACCTTCTAACGTATCAGGAACATATGTTAAAAAGCATGAGATTGGCATTCCTTTACCTTGCTTACTTCCATTAGGTGCGTTTGACAGCACGGGTGACGCAAACATAAACCACTTGTTGGATACGTAATTATATAAACGTTGTGCGAGATCAACATCAAGCTTATCGCCAAACTTAGACCAGGCAGTAGACGCACGTTTATATGCTTCTTGTGGCGATGTTTCATATTCTGTTAAATAGAAATCCTTGAGCATACCAATCGCGTATGGCTCTAACAGTGCATCTTTAGCTTTGTCTATCTTGATTGTCATATCACCTGCGGGTGCTTGCGTGTAGTCTATAGGTCTAGCATTCATATTTCATCCTTTGTCCATGATTTATCGGGTGTTTGCCTAGATTAACATTTTTTCCAATGAGTAAGCTGTAGCTTTCCTTCCAAGCCATGATATGTATTCGTGTCGATAATAAACTCAATGGCAGCTTGGCTTATACCACTTATTATAGCATCATTTATGTCCTTGTCAAGTACTTTATTAGGCCAGATGCAAACTTTGTACCCTCTGCTCAAGCACTTCTCCATCCTTGCACAAATTTCCTTGTTCCGAGGCTCGTTGTCAAAGACGAAGACCGCATTCTGCATCACATACTCCAACCCACCAGCATTACCGTCAGCGCCTGCCATAGCAACAGCATTATTCAGAAAAAGACTGTCAATGGGCCCCTCTACGACATAGTACCTCTTAGTGAAGTCCACCTCATTTAGACCAAACATTTTAGGCATGTTATCGTCTAACATTATAGTTATATAGCGCAGTTCGTCGGCACCAAAAGCTCTTGCGTTGAATCCGAACACATCACCACCTTTGCCTATGAAAGGCATGATCAATCTAGGGCGATCTCTCTCAACGGTAGGCAGCTTATCGGGTATCATAGAATTTACCCACTCATTAAACTTTGGCGCGTAGTATAATTTATAGTGAACCGAAGGTGGTATTTGGCGTTTCTGTAGATACTTCTTAGCCGGATGATCACAGTGTAGAGATGATACTTTTTTGATACCGAGTAGAGGCGATCCTTTCTTCTGAAAGTTTGGCGCTCTCATCCGTAGCTTGTCTAGTGGTTTGATTGGGGTTGGCTTCTTCTCTGCGAATAGTTCTCGTCTCTTACCCCTCTCTAAGGCAGAGTCTATTACATACTCATTGAAAAGATTGTGATCAACGAATTTGATAAAGTTTCGCATACTAAGTGAGGCATTGCAGTTGTGGCAATAGTAGATAGCATTGTTTTCTTTCTCTAGGATCCACCCTCTTGCTTTGAGCCTATTCTTCTGTGAGTCACCACAAATGGGACATCTCACGTTTGCTCTGTAGGGAGAGTGTGCTTTAACTGAGTACCTATCCAGTCTAGTCGATAAGATACCAGCGAACTTCAAATCTACAGCATTCATTAACATACTCCAATATATAGGACGATATGTCTATTATACACGAATTCACTGCAATGTCAAGACAAAGTTATAAAAACTTCTCTAAAAGTCCCATCTCTGCGATTAACCATCCAACAGCCGCTGCTGCACTAACAACTGCCCATTTCCAAGTCTCTAGTGCTTCTACCCTGGATGTCAGTTTATCGTAGGATTCACGACTGCGCTTGTCATGAGCCTCAAGAAAAGCCATAACGTCTGTATGATGCTTATCAATGTTTAGCCGATGCTCCATCTCTTTTTCCGATATTCTTTTGTGGATAAGCTCGGACGATTTCTCAGAAAGGCGTTTACGCTCGTCTATATCGAAGTTATTGGCTTTGATTTGGTTGTCGTGTACTGCTAATATCCTAGATATGCCATTGCTGGCGTCGGCTATCTTGTCGATAGCATTGTCGATTCTAGTCAAAAGTCCTTGTATGTTAGATACGTCCTTTTTCAAAATTTCAACATCGGTGCGCACCAAATTCAGATTGTCCTCGGGCATTGTCATCTCTTATTTCTTAGCTTTAGTGTACGGAATGGTGTCTTTAAAACGCTTAAGTGGTTGGCCGCGGCGTTTCTTATAACCATTCATGGCCTTAGGTGTCAACCCAGGCTCTCCCTGTGGTCCCACTCCTATACCAGCAATGTTCCCGCTACCAGCACTATTAGCCGGTGCATCTTCATCTACTGTAGAATGAGACATACTATCCATTTTTATCGAGTTAGCATACTCTATGTAATACTCTAGTTTTTGCTCAAGTTGCTCTTCTGTAAGCATGACTCCTTTAGATTCTATTTCATCGTGTTCTTTGATGAGGTACAGTGCGGCCGCATATGAGCCAATGCGTGATGAGCCACCCGGCACTTTCTCTAACAATCTCTTAAGCTTCATAATCATAATATCAAAGATGCCGAATGCATCCTTTTGATCTCGCTTAGTGAAGTCCGAACGTTTGATGAGTTGATTACCCTTCTCATCAATGATGCCTAGTTTGAAGGCGCGCCAGTTCTTAAACGGAGTACTCAACCGCTTAATGAAGTGAAATACTAGAAAAAGATCGACAATCATAATTCCCTTAACTCTTTTATAATCCTTATGTCCAGAGGTATTTCCGAACTTATAATTTTATTGTCACCATATTCTATAACTTCTGTCATATAACCCAACATGACGACAAATGGCTTTAATGCGACGTGATAGTCATCTAGCTTTAGAAATAACATAGGACTCGCTTCGGCTCCAAAACAATTGTATATGACAGTCAGGTGGTTTAAAATAAGTCTAACCTTTAGATCCCCATCTTCCTCATACCGCTTAAACAACCTCTTCAAGTGTTGAAATCGCTTAAGGTCGCCATAAAATTCATCAGCGCTTGCGGCCATTCTTATATCATAGTATTTCGCCGCATATAGTAGAAAGCTATCTTCGTCAAGTTTCATGTTTACTCACCTTTAGTTATATCACTTTACATCATTTTATTTATAACTAAAATATATATAAGATGCGCCAGCGATTCGTCACTGGCGCATCGCTCAAGTATTAAGCGTCTGGGAACTCAGTGTCTTCGGCATCACCCGTAATAGTTTTCAAAGCAACAAGCGTCTCATACTGTACACGACCAGAACGACCGCCACTACCAGTTGTTTGCTGTACCCAACCAGCGGATGTGATCTGCGTTGTAACTGCGGCTTCTGCTACGTCAACACCAAAGATGTTCACTTTTTCAGCGTGTGGAACATAAGCAGGCGACTCATTTGCTGTTACAGTCAAGCCAGTGCCACCAGCAGCGGCATAAGCAACTGCGAGTTCTAATGCTGTGTCACTTTGAATCGATGCAATTTGATAAGGAACCGTTGCGATAACAAGTGTTTGTCCAACTTTAAGTTCTGTAGTGAAAGCTGTACCTGAACCCGCAACAGTAGCATCAGTTTGAACTGTCGTGACGGTGCCTGTTACAGCTTTTGTGTCTTTATTTCCCCATAGTGCCATTTTACTTCTCCTTTTAAATATATGTTCTTATTTATTTATAATTTGCTTTATGTAATCGTTTAGTAGTCTTCCTTGAGTTTTGCTTTAAGCGCATCAACTTTTTTCTGAATAGCAAATTTCTTCATCTTAATAGAAGAGGTATTACCAAAGATAGTCTTCAAGTACTTTTCAGCCTGATCGATCTGCTTTTGAATAGCAACCTTATCAACTTCTTCAACTTGCTCGACATCTTCTTTAATGTCACGAACTACCTTTGCGTGGTCTGCTACCAGCTTTTGTAGTCTGATTACTTCTTTAGAGTATTCTGCTCTGTCTTTATCGTCCTCATCCCTTATGGCAAGTTTGAGTCCTGCTTTTGCTTGCGTCATCGAATCAACCGCTGCTACGTATGCAGCCCTTTTTGCCGCGTTAGCAATTTTTCTCATGCCAGCACGACTTTTTGCAGCATGACTTGGGAACGCTTCATCAACTTGCTCGACATCTTCTTTGACGAACTTGACAGGAACTTGTGTCATGCCCTGACGACCTTGGTGCTGTGTTACGTAGTGTACACCGTCTGGCCACTTACCTTTAAAGTCTTTATGAACTTTGGCGTATTTCGCTTTGGTCATTTCGATTTCACCGTTCTTATTTTGCTTGGCAACGATCTCATCAATCTGCTCGACAGATTCAAGCACCCATTCTAATGGACGGTATGCTTTACTTGTGTTAGTATTTTTTTTAACAACCCATTTGTTGTCAGGATATGTACGACCCCTATCTGAAGGTGTTGTTGCCCGTTGCCCAACTTTTGTTGGTTTTTCCTTTGGCGCAGTTGCTTTGATGTCTTGGTTCTCATCAACCTGATCGACAGACTCGTATGCTTTTCGATATGCTGCTTTAGTAGCAGCAGAGTTCTTTGCTCCCG